CCCGTCGAAGACGTAGTCGGCGGTCCGCAGGTGACGATCAATTTATCGGCAGCCGCAACGGCGGTGACAGCAAACGTACCGACGGCCGATCAGATAGCAGACGCAATCCTAGGGCGCAATTTGTCAGGTGGCTCTAACGGGGGTCGTACTGTGAGGGACGCACTTCGCGCCAGCCGTAATAGGGTCGCTATTTCGGGAAGTACTCTTACCGTGTATGCAGAGGATGACACCACCGCTGCGTGGACTGCCGCAATCGCGACAGTAGCCCGCGACGCACTGCAAAGCGTAGACCCCGCATGATCACTTTCGTACTTCGTTGGTTTGACGGCAGCAACGGCGTTCTGCCTCCGGTTACGGCGGTCCCAGAATCGCGGTTGTACGAGACTTGGCGTTACGCGGGCTATCCCGGCGCGGCGGCACATCGCCGCGCCGGCGCGTGGATTCCGTACGGGACGAGGTACTAAATGGCCGTCTACACGCTGATGCGTTCTTTGGGCGAGCCGCTTACCAAAGTATTCACCCCGCAACCCCTTTCGGCAGCTCAAGATAGCTACACCTACACCGACCAACGCAACGGCATTTCGACGCTAGAGTTGACTGGCGACGTAGCTTGGAGCTTCCGTAGCACGTCCGCAGGGCCGTCGTATCCGGTAGCGGCTAATATTCCTTTTCGTTTTCCCGTTGAGTCAACGACTACATTCTACGTAGTCGCAGGCGGCTCGGGTACCCTCTGTCAGGTAGCACTCGGATGAACCCCTCCACCGACGCCATGACTCCGGTCGACCCCGCCATCCCCGAAGTGGCGGAAGTAGTCGAACCTATTGCTGAGAAGACCCCCGAGGCATCGGCCTCGGAGCGGGCGCTCATCACGGAGTTCAACGAACTCGTTAAAACCCCTCAGTTTCTGCGTGATGCTTTCGAGCAGATGCAGGAAGACCGCGCCTACGTCGCGGAAGAGCTGATTGGGTCGAAAGACCAAGACACGGTTATCGTCAATCAGGTTCTCAAGAATCAGCAGACGGTAGTTGCCAATCTTGGCTTAGACGATCCTAAAGCAGCGTGCAAGGTGCTGCCCCAGGCGGGCGGGCTTGTCGATCCATCGATGACGGCGATGTCCGAGACTATGGAGCTATTCCTCAATCGGATGATCACGCAGACGCGACTTCCTGAATTGATGGAAGGTGCCGCACAAGATGCGCAGACTAACGGCATTGCGTGGCTGAAGGTATCCGTACAGGAAGACTTCCTGAAAGACCCTGTCGGCCAGAACCGTTTCAACGATCAGCAGGAAAACGTTGCTGAGTACCTGCGGCTTCAAGAAGCCAAGGCCGCCGGCGACTTCAACGATGACAGCGCCGATGCTCAAAAGCTGAAGGACTTGGACCACACCCTCAAAGTGTGGATGGCGGATCGCATCATCGCGCAACCGCCCATGATTCCGCAGACCGTCATGGACCCCATGACCGGCATGCCTACTGAGCAGATGGTGCCAGATCCGACTGATCCGCGTACCGTGCGCAAGACCGCGATCATCGATGGCGAAGAGCTAGATTTGCTGGGATGCCCCGAGCTTGAGCGGTATCTCGGTTTTAGCGTCGATCAGTTGCTGCCGGAAGATGTTCGCTGGGATTGGTCCATTAAGCGTCCGGAAGAGCTTCGTCGCGGCGCTTGGATGGCGTATCGCGTCTACCTGTCGAAGGAAGACATCGCCGCTAAGTTCGCCCTAGAGCAGGACGAGTACAAGTCGATTACGGTTTACACGACGGACGGCAAGAAGACTGAACGCCGCTGGGGCATCCTCGGACCGGATGAACGCACGGACATTGAAGCCCAGCAGATCAATGACCGCTGTGCCGTCTGGACTCTGGAACACCGCGTCATGGGGCGTCGCTACGTGTGGGTTGACGGCGTCAGTCGTTTCCTCGCTAGCGAAGTGTTCCAGGCCGTTGGATCAAATCCATTCAGCCTGTTTCCGGTGTACTTCAATCGCGTATCCGGTCGGGCTTTGCCGATCTCGGACGTGCGGTTGCAGCGTGATCTTCAGGACGAGTACAACCTGCTTCGCACGCACGACCGCCAGGGCCGACGCGCTAGTTACCCGTGGGTTGCCCTCGCTGCCGGTGCGGCGGATCAAGCCGATATTGACGCCATTGAAGGCCGTGCGCCGTTCCAAGCCGTCATGCTCAAGAAGGCAGACGACGTTAACAAGTACATGAAGGAGATGAATGGAGCGCCCTATAACCAGGGGCTCTACGACACTTCCAAGGTAGTTGCTGACATGCAGATGGTGGCCAACGTGCCATTGACGGGCATGGGCGTGCAGGGCGAAGGCAAGGTCGCTACGGATCTGACCCTTGCTAACCAAGGCATGCAGAAAGCCAATAGCCGTCGCCAAGCCCAGCTTAACCGCACGTTCTCTGACTTGCTGGAATGGATGGGGCAAGTTGCCGTTAAGGTATTCCCCGCCGATAATATCAAGGCGATGTGCGGCATGCAGTCGGTGTGGCTCGCCCTATCGGCGGAGCAGTTGTCGGTTAATTTCCAAATTGAAATTCAAGGTGCTGTTTCTGGACCGCCGGACTTCGCTGGAAAGATGCAGTTTTGGACGGCTTTCCCTGACATTCTCATGAAGTTGCAAAGCGTCCCCGGCATCAATGTCGGCAACGTGATGGCTAAGGTCATGGCCCTTGGCGGCATCTCCGAAGACATCCGCAATTTCTGGAATCCGATGATGGCGCAACCAGGGGGAATGCCTAATGCGCCAGCGCCTGGCGGCGACCCTAATGCGCAAGGATCACGCGGCCAAGAGGGCGGAGCGCCCCCTATGGACGGCGTTCCTTCACCTGAAAATCTTCCCAACAACCCGGGCAATCGCCTCGGTCAATAAACCCTTGCAGGAGCAATGCAAGCCGCTATGAATACAGAACAGATCACCCCTGATGGGGAAGTGGACGTTAACGATCAAGCCGCCCCTACGTCCCAGGGTGAGGAAAGCACGAAGCCGGAAATCGGCAACGATGCTACTGATACCGCCGAACATTCGCGGGAATCCCTCATCCAGTCGCTAATTCAGAAGCCTGTTGAAGAAAAGGCTGAAGAAGAAGTTTCCGAAGAGGTTTCCGAAGACGACGATGACGAAGAGCCGGAAGGCGACTCGGCACCTGTCTCGAAGAAGTCGGACGACGATGAGCCTAAGTCGCTTGTTGGTGCTGACCTTGCTGCTGATAAGCGGCTTGGAGAACGTACCAAGAAGACGATTGACGAGCTGCGAAAAGCTGCCGCCTTTGGCGACGTGATTACGCAGATGCTCACCAAAAACAAGATCAGCCCAGAAGAGTTTGCCAATTGGACGGCTCTCGCGGCGCAGGTCAAGAATGGTGACAAAGAGGCTATCGGCACCTTGATTGCAACTGCTAAGGCGTTCGGCTGGAAAGAGTCGGCCCCGGTAGAAGCCCCCAAGGTCAAATCAGTAGACGATGTTGCGAAGGAAATCTACGACGCGGAGTTCGCTTCCGAAGTAGACGATCTTCAGATCGGTGAGCAGGTCGCCCGAAAGCAATCACGCCGGTTGGCGGAATTGCAAATCAAGGCCGAGAGACCCGCCCCCGAACCCGAAAAAATCCAGCCTCGCGCACCACAAGACCAGCAACGGCACGACCCTATCCGGGAAGCTGCTATTGCGGAGGTAGTGCGTTTGGAAAAAGAGTACGAGGCGAAGATTCCCAATTTCGCCAAGATCGCCACTGCGGTCAACGAACGTCTTAGCCAAGCCAGTCGCACTAGTAACCCTCTCATGTGGACTGCGGTTTATCAGGACATTGTGCGCGATGAAGTCCGTAAGGCGTCGCCCGTGACCGAGAGAAAACCAATCAAGCCGGTAGCTGGGACTCAGGTCCGTTCTAGCTCCGCACCCGCTCCTAAGCCAGTCGAGATAGATTCCCGAGCACAGCTCATTCGGGACATCGCGGCTGGGAAGTTCGTTCGCTAAACCCGACCCTTGCCCATATCGGCGGGGTCAAACCCGCCGCTATGCGGTAAGGATCGTCTCGTGACTACCTTCACTCCCGAAGCTCTTCAATCCATCGCCTACGCCGCCTACCCTGGCGTGCTCAACCGTAAGAAACAGATCAAGGCTGATCGCAAAGCGATGCCTTGGTTTAACCTGCTGGAAAAGCTGGAAGGCTCGGCCCCTGTTGCCGGTGTCTCGGCTGCCGGTATCAACGGCCCTATCCTCAAGTACCAGCTCACCGCTGAATTCGACCTGCAAGGCTTTGAGCGTCGTGACGTTCTCGGCTTTACTGAGTCGCCAATTGAACTCGAAACGCAGTTCCAGTGGGCCAATCTGCACATGGGCCAAGAGTTCGTCCACGAGGACATCGAAGCCGCTTGCGGTCTGACCATCGTCCCTAATCAGTCCCGCAGCACCAAGATCGGCAAGGTTGATTCTGAGTCTCAGGCGCAGGTGCTTGTTGATTACTGGATGGCCAAGCTCGAAGCGATGGACGACAAGTTCGATATCTCCTTTGATCAGATGCTCCTGTCCGACAACTCGGCTAATCCTAAGCTCGCCCAGGGCTTGGATGCGTACCTGCCGTTCCCGGCTGCTACCGGCCTCGTCACCACCGGCTCTATCGGTACCAAGCTCCGCGCGTCCAGCTCGGTACTCCAGCACTACGCTGAAATCGGCTTGACCTACGGCGCTGCTGGCACCCTGCGTGCTGGTCTCACCCGCGCTCGTCGTCAGGCGAACCTGTCGCTTCGCGGCATGGAAATGGGCACCGATGGCGTTGACTTCATCATGGCCGGTGCTGGCGCTATCGACCGTTACGTTAATTACTGCACCACGAACAACATCCAGTTCACGACCACGCTGGCCGATAAGAAGCGTATGGCCGACATCGGCTTCCCCGATACCGGCGTCAGCTTTGAAGGCACCCCGATTATCCACAACCCGACCTTTGAGGTTCTGGATACCCTGCTCGCCCCAGCCGCTTCGTGGACTCGCCGCATGTACATGCTGAACACCAAGACGTGGCAGCTCTCGTACGCCCCGGCCAAGAAGAAGGTTATGAGCTTCCCGCCCGATGCTGGCGACGTTCGCGTCACCCGTATCTCGCTCGACAGCAAGGCCGTCTTGCTGCCGAAGGCTCCGAACGCGAATAGTATCGTACTATTGGCGTCTTGATCCGTAAAAACCGTACGTCGTTGCTCCCGACAGGTTCTCCCTCGTGGCTTGCCACGGGGGAGTTTGTTTGTAGCGTGACACGCGGAGCAAACCCTTTATGGATATCCCTAATTCCCTTATCACCATTCGATGCCATAGCGGCATGGGCTACGGCCCGTTGATTTACCCGTCGTACGTTTCTAACGTGTTGCGTCGTGTATTCAGTGGTCGCTTGGAGCCTACCGCAGCAGGCAACGGCGTTGACGTACAGCCGTATCCGGAAGACGGCGAGCCGACTATGCGCTACCGTGATGTCAGCAGCGTTGAGCAAGAAATCGGATGGCTTCGCAAGGTCTACAAGGGCGAGAACGGCATGTACCATGTCGATGCCGTGTGGAATCCTGAGAGCCTGAAGAAAGAGTTTGAGCGTTTGCTGGTGGCGGAACACGATCGCTTGCGTCAACAGGCTAAGCCTCGCGCTCAGGTGGCGGCTAATCCGACCTTCCTTGCATTCGGTCTTACCGAAGATCAAGCCCGCGCTTTGCAAGCTGCCGGATTCGTGGATCGCGCTTCCTGCGTCGGTCAGAGTCTTGTGGATCTCGCCAGTGTGCCTACCATCACTATTGACGTTGCCGGTCGCTTGTCAGCGGCTGAAGTCAAGGTCGAAGCCAAGAAGTAATCATGCCCGAAGCCCTCGCACCTACGCTTGTTGAACTACGCAACTCCGTGTTGGTGCGAGGCGGCTACTCGGTCTCAGGCGGGCAGGCGGCTGACGCCTATCCGCTTGTTGACGAGTTGCTGCGAAAAGCACAGCGCGAATTGCACCTTGAAGCGCCGTGGCTGACGCAGCGCACGCGGGCAACGTACAGCCTGATTACGGATCAAGCCGTCTACGACACGCCGGATGACGCCTTGATGTCACGGCTTGGGCGTATTGCCGTCATCAATGACTCAGGGAATGAGTTCGACCTTACCGCCTATCACGGCGCACAGTTGCGGAACATTACCAAGACAAGCGGCATGCCGTATGCTTATGAAATTGTGGATCGGGCCTTGCGCCTGTACCCGGCTCCGACATCTACGTGGGTGACGCTGGTTATTGAGTACTACCAGAACCCGGCCAGTTTGCTGTCCGAGACGGATCGCACCAACGTTGATCCTGAAGCATTGATTCAGCGTGCGGCGTATCTGTTGAAGCGTCACACGGGCCTCGGCGGTGACTACAAGGCCGACATGGCCGACCACATGCGCTACCTGCAACGCACTTCGCAAGAGCAGGGCGAGATTCGCGCTATCAGCATGCGCGGATATGTTCCGGTGGTGTACGATAACTTGCGCCTACGTGGCTCGCGCTACTGGCGTACTGATTGGAATCCTTGGTAATGGGTGAACCACCTGTCGTAACCGTAGGCGACTTTGTCGGCCTCGATCTTCGTCGCGGTGTCGATGCCAGCGCACCCAACTCGTTGCGCGAAGCGACGAATCTGGATTTGACCACGGGCGGCGGCTTGAGGTCGCGTGCGCAGTTGCGACCCTTTGCCGTGCTGGATTCCACGAGTCTCGGCCTGTACGTCGCTAATGGGTTTTTGCGTACGGCTCTTCCGGTGCCAGCATCGGGGGTTTTTACAAATCCACCTCCCGGCATGCGCTACGATTGGTTCAGCAATCGGGCGACTGGCGGCGATCTCGGTACGGCATTACGGCTGACGGCATCGCAGGTATGGGACCGAGTGCCGTACGTCGTAATTGAGAAGTACCTTGATCCGGCAAACCCGGGCCTTGGCTTCCAGTACGAGCACCACTACATCCCCGAAGTATCGACCTACAGCATTGCGGTGATTGGTAAGACGGCGGTCACGACCCCGTTCACGCCGGGGCCGTTCTTGTTCGCCATGTCGCGCAAGCTGATCTCGCACGATCAATCGACCAATGACGTATGGTACTCGTCATCGATCAACGGCCCAACCGATTGGAGCACCAGCGGCGATGCGGGGTATTTGCCAGTTACGCAGCATGTGAACGGCGACCCCGAGGTGCGCGGCTTCTCGTACTTTGGCAACAAGTTGGCGGTATTCTTCCGCGATAACGTGCAGCTATGGGGGTTCTTTACCGATCCTGCCGATAACGAAGTTTCTGACATCATCGGCGGCGCGGGTACGGATCAAAGCGGATCGGTTGCCAACATGATGGGCGATTCGATCTACTTTGCACAAGGCGGCTTTCGTAGCCTAAGCGTGGCGGTGTCATCTGGCCAAGCTGAAGACGGCGACATCGGGGCTAACATCCAAGCCGAGACGGTGCTTATTGACACGTCGGCGGTGCAGCTCGTGTCGCTGTGGTCGTCTTCTCGTGCGCAGTATCTGTGTGCTGTCGGCTCGGTTATGTACGTCATGACCAATTCGCGGCAAGCAGACGTAAAGGGCTGGACCAAGTACACGTTGCCGTTCACGATTACCCACATGGTTGAGTTCCGCGGTAAGGTCTACGTGCGCAGCGGCAACACGGTCTACGTGTTTGACAACGCCTATTCAGGAGAAAGCGGCTATGCTTGGACGGCGCGATTCCCATATCTCTACGCGGGGGAACCAGGGCGTAAGAAGCAATGGATTGCCTATGAAACGCAGCAATCGGGAACACAGAACCTCACCATCTACCCGAACGTCAGGAACGAAGCGATAATCCACCCCGGCCCTACCGTGACGGGCAGCACCATCGGCATTAACCACATCCCGCTGACCATCGTTGCCGACGCCATCAGCCCGAAGATGACCGGCACGCTGCCGTGGCAGATGGACGGGTTCAGCTTCCGTCTGCAAGTGGGCAATTCGTGACGGTCTCAAGAGATGCGCGTGTTGGCCGGGGGTATATTTCCCGCCAAGGGGATACGGGCAGCATCATTTGGAGGTCCTGTCGTGATTCGCAAAATATCGGCACTGCTTCTAGTGCGGTGAATCTGACGACTGCCCCAGGACAGATTCTATTTTCACTCGGAACCTCTGTACGATGCGGGGGTGAGGCTTTGGTTGATCCTAATTGTTCTTGCTCGGGAGCCCCGGGGGTAACTATGAGCGGCGGAGTGGGTGGCTCATGCGCCACCTTCTTCTCAGGATTCAAAGCGCTTGTTGGATTTGACAATCCAACGGCAACCACTTGTCGATGGCTCTACGGAGATACGTCGTTCAACATTGTGTACAACACCATAACGGAACTGTTCTCAATAGAGTTTAATTTTGATCTGGCGTGCGTCATCAACACTCTCAATATTTCGTGTGTCGATGGACTCTTAACCGGGACGGTTGTTTTAACTCTTTCCGCCAGCAACGTATTTGCCCCGTCTTGTGTTGGTCAAACTATAACGATTGCGGTATAAGCGATGCCCACATACGCCTGGACCGTCTGCGATGACGGCAAACTCTACAAGACTGATGGCACGACCATCAGCACGACGGTCGACATCAGGGCGACGGAACCCTGGCTCACCGCGACCAATCTGCTGATGGTGGCTCCTGGTCCAACTGGGTCAATCGTCGTACTGGACGGCAACGGCGTGGAGAAGTCCCGTCGCTGGGTCATGGACCGCGTAGAATGGGCCATCGGTGGCGCTTCTGGACGTGTTTACTGCTTTGATGGCAAGGGCGAAGGTCGCGTAGTTACGGTGGCTACAAACGGCGCTATTACGGTCGGCGAGCGATTTAACGCACCCGCTGTGGTCGATCCACTCAACGCCGTCATCTCTGGCTCAAGTCTGTACATCGCATGCGAAAACCGCGACTACCTCGCCACTTTTAGCCTGACCGACCCGGATGTGCCGGTGTTCGTCTCAGCCGTGCGCTACGAAGCCGACACACTGACAAGCGTTGTTGACGCAACCACGGTAACGAGACTTGACAATAACGCTACGGCGCTGGGCGGCGACGTGACGTTGCCCTTGTTCGGCGGCATCGTGGTCGGTTCATCCAAGTATTACCTTGCAGATGGCGCTATCGTGAGCGTTCCGTGATCATCAAACGTGATGAGCGTATCTTAGATGCTCGCTACTTGTCAAGAGAAGGCGACACGGGTACGCGCTGGTGGTCGGCTATGCGTGGGCGGAATCGGCTGTCGGTGTTTAATGATGCCGTTGTATCAAGCGAAATAGCTCTGGGCGGCAGGCCGGGGCAGGTCGTATTTCAAGATTTTTACGGAGTTAAGCCGCCGTCTACTGGGCTAGTAGAGCCTCTTGTAGATCCTACAAAATGGATTGGGGCGTATAATTGGGAGGATGGAGCAGGGGCAAATCTTGTAACTAGCGCACCGGGAAGCGCCGCAGACTCGTACCTGTATGTTGGAAATGTAGCAGGAACAGCGCCTCTTACCGCAGGGGGGCCAAGCGGATCGACGCAGTGTGTCGATATTTCACACGTCGGCGCTTCTTCGCGGGGAAGAGCCTTTACCCTTGCAACTGAGGTTAACCCAACTGAATTGACGGTAGCTTTCTTCGCAAAGAAGGCAGTCGGTATGCCGGACGTTCTGGCAACTAGAGTGACGCGTACCGACCCTGGATTTTTGCTTTTTACTGGTTTTGTAGCGCTGAATGCAAACTCTTGGATTAACGATGCGCAGACCTTCTTTTCCTTTTCTGCGACGGTGGCCGCAAGCGATTTTAACTGGCATCACTACGCATTCACATGGGCTGCCTCGGATGGGGTTGTAACGGCGTACCGCGACGGCGTGTCCGTCGCAACGGCGTCATCTACAGGGACGCAACGGTTCCTCACCGCAGGGTTTAATTCGTCAAATAGTTCGTCTGCCGATGGATTTGGCGATAACCTATGTGTGCTCAGTCAAAAGGTATCGGTTGCGGCGGTGGTCGCCCTTTCTTCTGGGCACATGCCAAGTTCTGACGGTGTTCTTGTATAACGGCGCTTGATCTCCAAGTAAGTGAACGCACACTAACGAAACGCCATGCCCTACCCTCCCCGCCCCTCACGCCGGACGAGCTTCCAGCAGGCAGCCAATGCCGGTACCACTACGCCCTCCCCGTCCATGTTGGATGCGGAGCACAACGACTTCGTCGAGCAGATCGATCAGCTTAACACTTTCGTGCGCGGCATCACGACCAGCACCGGTCAGCTTCGTAATCAATCAGCCGCCACGGCTCAGTCACTTGCTGGCGCTCAGCGTTTTGTCGCGACTGCGGGCCAGACGGTCTTCGTCACGACCATCGTCTACTCGGCCAGCTTCACCGCGACTAACGTCGAAGTGTTCGACCGTGGCATCAAGATCGATTCGAATCTCGTTACCGTAGCTAACAACGCTGGGTTCCTGCAAGTAACGATTCCGGTTCAGAATGCCGGGCACGTTGTTTTTGTCGCTGCTTTTGAGTCTGGCGCTGGCTTGATAACTCGGTTGGCGAACACCGGCTCCGGTGCCGATGGCGCGAACATGATCGGCATTCAGGACACGGGCGCGCTGATCGCAGCTACCACGGTGGAAGGCGCACTGACAGAAGTTGTCACCAGCCTCAACACCTTGCTGTCAAATCTTGGCACGATCAGCAATCTGTGGAAGCGTGACGGAACCAACGCGGCATCGGCTAACATCCCGATGGGGGGGTTCAAGTTTACCGGCTTGGTAGACGGCTCGGCTGCTACGGATTCGGCTACCGTCGGTCAGGTGTCGGCACTCAATTCAACCATCAGTAATCTTGGCAATACGTTCGTCCGTAAGGATGGAACTACCACGATGACCGGGATTCTGAATGCGGGTAACTTCCGTATCAGCGACGTTGCGGCTCCAAGTGCGGGGGCCGATGCGACGAACAAGACGTACGTTGATGCACTTCTTGCCGGGGCTGCGCCTGCCGGGCTTATTTCCGGTTTCGGCGGCACGGTAGCTCCTTCTGGATGGTTACTGTGTAACGGTGCAGCGGTGTCGCGTACTACTTACGCAACGCTTTTTGCGGCTATCGGAACTACCAACGGGGCTGGTGATGGTACGACTACCTTCAATGTTCCTGATTCGCGGGGTCGCGTACTTGTAGGCGCAGGCACTGGCGCTGGCGGCGGTGCAACTGGATCGGGTGTCGTTACGGGTGGTGCCGCACTTACCCCTCGCACAGTCGGGCAGTGGTTCGGTGAAGAAACGCACACCCTGACCTTGGCGGAAACTCCCGCCCACACGCACACCCTCCCCTCAGGCTGCGGTGGTGGCGGTGGTACTACGTCAGTCGAATGTGTGTTTAACGGCGTGCCCAGCACTTGGACCACCACTTCGCAAGGCGGCGGCTCGGCGCATAACGTGATGCAACCGGGGTTGACATGCTCCTTCATCATCAAGACCTAACCATGGACATAGGTAGTCACTCCTTTGCACCATTCCAAGTTGACCGGAAACCCGCCACCGAGTCATTGGCGGCTGCACGCCTCGCCGTGTGTGAAACATGCGCGGCCTTCTCTATTGGCCGTTGCACGGATACTGGCTGTCCATGCGTTGGTGCTGGCGTCCCTCGCGATCACTATAGCGTTTGTCCTCGGGGTATTTGGCCTCGTAACAATGGAGAGTCTCGGCCATGAGTCCTAGCCTACTTGCAAGAGAAGCGGCGCGTAAAGCTGAACTAGAACGGCTTTGGGGTCCGGCTGCGTTTGTCGGCAAGCAGACGCAATCTTACGACGAGTACAGCAAGCTCTCGCAACCTGAACGCGATTGGTACATGAACCAAGAGCAAGGCGGTATGGCGCAAGGTGGACCCGCTTGGTCAAAGGAGCAGTACAAGCTAGCGCAAGCCCAGTACAAAGACCAGCTACAGCGCACGGATCGTGTCAACCAGATCAACCAGTGGGAGCAATCCCGCAACCCGTACTATGCTTCGCTGTACGAAGCTAAGAACCAAGCGGCACAAGCCAGCAATCAGCAAGCGTATGCCGACGCGGCTAAGCGCATGCAGCTTCAGCACGCGTCGCGCGGTACCAGCAAAGGTTCGCAAGAGCAGTACAACACCGCCACTCTCGGCGCTGAAAAGGCGCTTCGTGACTCGCAGGCCGCGCAGCAGAACCAGAACTACGTGCAGGGCCTTCGCCGTAATGATCAGTCGCAGGCGCAGTCGCTTCGCATGCAGCAGAACAGCAACCCCTACACGAATGCTCTCGCACAGAACATGGCCAACAGCGCCAACATCCAGGGCGGCGGGTACGCTAACAACGCCGCTCTTGAGCAGTCGCGCATGCAAGACGAACAGAGCTATCAGAACAATATGAGCCAGCTCTACGGTCAGGCTATCGGTACTGGAATTGGAGCAGCGGCTAACTACTACGGAGGTGGCTAATGGCTGATGAATACGGTGCAGCGGGCGCAGGTGCGGCAAGTGGAGCAGCGTCAGGAGCTGTAGCAGGCACAATGATCGCGCCTGGTGTTGGCACAGCCGTAGGCGCTGGCGTTGGCGCTCTTGTCGGCGGCGCGTCTGGATACCTTGGTGGAATGGGCGCAAAGAAGCGCCGTAAAGCACAGGCCGAAGCACGGCGTAAATACCAAGCGGCCCTTGCACAGTACCAACAGCAAGAGCTGGCACGCAACGCACAACGAGAGGCTTTGCTTACTCAGCAGAGCCAACAGGCGAACACTAACTTTCAGACCTACATGGGCCAGAAGCCCGGTGATCAATCAGCATCTTTGCAGCAGGATGCCGCAGACCAATCGTCAGCCCTCTACGCTGCACAGGCTCCAACCCCTGCGTTGGCGGGTCCACTTGCCGGGCAGTACCAGCAAGAAATGAATCAGCGCGTGGGCAATAGCGTTAACTCAATGGCGCTGGACTACTCAACGAGCAAGCAGGACTTTGCTGGTGACGCTAACAACCGTAACTACGAAACTGCGACTAGTGCGCTTAGTCGTGAGCGCGACCTGTTCGAGCAGCAGGCCGGGGTCGGATCTGCGTTGAGCAATCGTGACCGCGCTATTGCAGAAGCGAACTACGGCAACGCCCGCGCTCGCGCACAGAATGCCGGTAGCGAGCAGATGATGTACGGCGGATTCGCCAATAGCGCCTTGCAGCTTGCCAATGCCTACGGTAGTGCGCAGCGTCAGGCTAACTTGCGTAACGAGGCGTATGGCAACCCGGCTTTAACTCCTAATCAACAGTACCGTAACTCCGACATGTCGGGCTATGATATGAGGTCTGCATGAATCCTGAAGCCATTATGACCCCTGGCGGTATTGCCGACCAGTTGACCCGTGGTCTATCGGGCCTCGGGCAGTCGTTTGCTCGCAAGGGTGAACTGCAATACCAAGGCCAGCGAGACCGCATGGCCGATGATCGCTATACTGCCGAGATGGCGCTACGTCAGCAGGCGCAGGAACGTGCTGATGCACGGATGGCGCTTGAGGATCGCCGGTATGGCGAACAGCAGGCACGACTTGGTCGCATGGATCAATTGGCTCTTGAAGATCGGCAGCGCGCACAGGAAGAAGCTAAGTATCGCAGAAACATGGCGTTCTTGGACAGAGGTGTTGTTCCAGAGGGCGTTGCTGAATTTAAAGACCCGAATCCTCAAGAGGCTTTCGGTAGGTTTGGGCCAAACGATCCGTCTCCTGGATGGGGCGAAGGCGCACGACAGTACACCCCCGAGGCGCAGATTGCTGCCAATGCGCGTCAGGCTTTGACGCAGAAAATGGAATCGAAGCCGTTCTACGGCACTACGCCAGAAGAACGTACGAGGACTCGCGAAGATACGCAGCGTGCCCAAGAAGAGCGCGATGCTGCCCAAGCACGCGAAAATCGCATAAAGGAGCTTACAAAACTAATCAATAACGCTAAAAAAGACAAAGAACAGCGCATTACGGCGAAACTTTCAGCGGAAGGCATGACGCTCGGGGAGCAAGACGACTGGCTTACTTCAAGGGATACCGCGCTTAAGAACATTGCAGCAGCTAGAAAAGCGCACGAAAGTGAGCCAGACCCGGCATTGCAGGATCTAGAAATGGAGTTGGCGGAGCTTAAAGCAATGGGCGGAGCGGCAGGCGCACTTGGTGGGAGCGCTCAACCGCAGCCTCCAAAGGGGGATTATAAGTCGCGCTTTGTGGATAAACTCAAAAGCCGCGTGACTCCTGACGTACAGCCGTAGAGTTATTCCATGCCTATAGATTACGATGGCGTCATTTCCGATCTCTTGGACGAAGCGCGTATCGATGGCGTGACTCCTGACCCCCGCGAGGCCATGCAGGTAGCAGCGCAGGCGCTATCTAGTATTGGCGTCAAGATGAATGCCAATCACATGGCGGGCCTCAGCGATGCGGCGCGTCGTCGCCTTGTCCCACAAGAACAACAGGGCGCGGCTGCTGCTTTTGGGAATGCCCTATACAACGAGGGCGTCGTTCGCCCCGTGTCTATGCTTGGCGATCAAGATGTAATTGACGCGGGCAACCGTGAGCGGCAACGATTGAATCGAGACGGCGGGCTTGCCGCGCAGATTGGCGGGATGGCTGGGCAAACGCTTGCCCCGTTGGCCGGTGCTGCCGCAGGAACTGCGGTAGGCGGTCCCGTTGGCGGCGTAGCGGGCGGACTGGCAGCCGGTTTCCCCGGCGCAGTAGGCGGTCTAGTACAGCGCGGAAACGAGATTATCGACCAAGGCGGAACACCCTCGCAGGCTCGCGCCTCGGCAGGCGCGGGCTTTGCCTTAGAGAACGCACTTAATAGCGCGGGCAGCATTGGTATTGCCGGGCGTATAGCAGGACCAGCGGCGGGCAATCTCGGTGTTCGCGGAGCACGAGTCATTGCTGGAAATGCCGTTGAAGGCGGCGTGCTTGGTGCCGCTCAAGACACCGCACAGCAGGGCGTGGATATTAATGCTGGATTGCAGAAGGGCTACAGCCTTGAGCAGCTAAAAGGCGCAACTATCGGCGGTGCTGCCGCAGGCGGAGCTATCGGAAGCGCCGCAGCGGCTCTCGGCGCACCAAAGGCTATTCGCGAGGGGGAAGCCGCTCGCCAAGTCAACATGGATCAGCTCCTTGCCACTCAGCAGGGAGATATCGCCTTGGCGGGCGCTGCTGCGAATGATGCTGCTGTGAGTAAGCGTATCGACCTTGAAAATGCGCAGCAGCAAGCCGTAGCAAAAGCACAAGAAGCGCTTTCAGCTACGCCAGAAATAGCTTCCGAACGCGCAAGAATAGATGCCGACATTCGCCAAGCGCAATACGAAGGCGTTGCGGGTGCTGTTGATAATACGTCCGTAGCTGATCGCATACTGCGCGAGCGTATGGCAGCAGATCGAGAAGCATTCAACGCTGCTGATCAAAAGCCGTATGCTCGCGAGCCAGCGCAACAGGATGCCGAAATGGCACAGCGCGATGCGGAAGCGCAGCCGCTTGCGGAAGTACTTCCCCCATCGGAAGTAGTAAGTGAGGCAATGCCCTCGCGTTCGTTATCCGACATTCCGCCAGCGCCTGCGGTGCCAGAAGGTGCTGCGGGCGAACACACATTGTATCACGGCACCAGCAAGGCGGGCTTTACCAATTTCGACCCTTACGGCGGTGAGTATGGTCTGATGGGCGGCGGCACATACTGGACGCAGGACCCCGGCATAGCGGGAGAGTATATGTCAAAGGGTAAAGGCGGCGCTCCTGGTGTTTATGAAGCCAAGGTAAACGTCAAAAATCCGCTCGATATGGATCGGCCAGCGGACATCGCGGCGTGGGACAAAGTTCTTAAAGCCAATCCTTCGGGCGTTGATCACGTAGGTCCGTATGTCGATCTCAAGGGGGTGAAGACCAACGAGGAGGTATTGCGCCGTATCGAAGACACAATGCATGACGTAGGCGACATACCCCGCTACGAGGCGCAAGACCTCGTACAGGACTACATTAAAGCACTAGGCCACGACAGCATCACGCATGTCGGGGGCGGGCGCTCGGCTAAATCAAAAGGCGTAAAACACCGCGTCTACATTACTTTTGAGCCGGAACAGGTAGCGCACACGCGTCAGATTCCCGAGGGGGAAGGCTCAACGCTGCCTAAGAAAGAACCGGTACAGGAGGGAACGCCGGTTCAAGCCCCCGAGCCGCGCTATCTCGTAGAACCCGCCACTGGAAAAGCGCGGCTAGTAACTGATCGCATGACCGTAGATCCTAAGGAGACGGTCGCGTACTCCGATCTGACGCCAGATCAGAGGAATCGTGTCGATGTAGCGGCCAAGAACCTGTCGCGCCGGGTTGCAGGTCGTGACGTAACGCGCTCCGGTGCAGCTATTAATCCGGCGATTCCGCTTGTCGCTGGGGTTAAGGCTGTCGGTCGTGCTGCTAAGGTAGCTAAGCGCGGCGTCGGTCGGATAGTAGATAATGCGTCGGAGGCGCTGAGCGGAGATAGTACCCATACAGGCCGCGCAGTGCGTACCGTCATGGAAATGATTGGCGACGACGCTACGGATCGACTCAAACGCAGTAGCTCGGCTCCCGTGCGTGATGCGGGGGACCGTATCAATCAAGCTATTGAAGAGTCGCATATTGCACAGCAGCGTATGCACAAAGCCATGGAGACAGCACGGACTGGCGCAGCTACCATGGACGTTAGGAAGGCCAAGGCACTTCACGAAGCCGATCAGCCTTCAAAGCCGATGGACCCTAAGCAGGAGTACGCTAATAGCCCTTGGAAGATGATGCTTGAAGGCAAGCTAGAAGTTCCTGAAAATCTCCAACAGTTTGTCGATGCTAAAGATATAGCCAACCAATCTACTCGCGACGAAGCTCTCGCAGCAGGCGTACCGATTGGCAAAGGCACCGGAAAGAACGTGTTCATCCGTCACTTTACGGGAGACACGCACGGCATCCTGGCTAGCGGTTCTGATAGCGTCCTTGGATCTAAGTTTGTTCGCGTTATGTCCGAACTTAACGGCGTAGCGCCTGAGCAGATAAAGAAGGATTTCTTTGGATTAGATGCGCTCGGCAAGGGTGCAGGAGTGCGGCTCGACCCCATGGAAATAGGGCGCAAGTACAAAGAGTTTCCATCGCACTTGCGCGACGGCGACAACTACATCCGCCTACTAGAAACAGACCCGTCACGGTACGTGCGCAGTACGTTTGAAGGCACTGCCCGGCGTATCGGATTCTACAAGGCTTTTGGCGGCGCTGTTGACGTTAGCGATCTGAGTAAGCTGATGCCGCAACTGGACGGTGTTGCCGACGCACAAAAGGCTGCCGTAGTCCGTGCTATCAATGCTTACAATGGGTTTGGTGAGTTGCGGTGGAATGCCGGGGATCGTGGCGCGGTTGAGGGTATCAACAACGCCAAGCGCGTTGTAGGCTCCCTGCTAACTAGCGCAACGGCCCCCATCGACGTGTCGGAAGTAATTAATGTCGTCAACCACGTTCCACTGAGCTACGCACTAGAGGGAATTGCAAACAGTGCTGTTCGTAACAAGCGAGCAGTGGCTGAGGGAGGTCTTGATGCTGACGTTAAAAACCGCGTAGATTTGCGCGGTGCTGCGACTCAAGCTACCGGCAACTTTGCAGCAGGGGTTCAACGCGCAGCCGGACGTAATGCCGTTAACCGCTATACGCACACGGTAGGCTATGAGGGGGGTCGTGCGTGGGCTAAACATATGCAAGAAGAGGGCGTAACTTTACTCGATGAAGGCTTTTTGACCGCGAATCGGGTATCGCCTGAAATGCAGGCGCGCTTCCGTGAAAAACGCGCATCGGACACAGACGTTAAAGTCTTGGCGACTATGATCGCAGAGAACATGACCGGCGCTAAAAAGAATCTTGCACAGACGGCTCGCGGATCGCGGCTTGAGATAGTTAACACGATGGGGGCGCTCTTCCGCCGTTACGGTGAAAACCGCGTTCGTAATATGTTACGCACGATAGACGGAGCCAAGGCCATCATGGCCAACGAAAAAGCGCCTATGCGCGTACGATTAGCAACCGCATCGGCTATGCTGGCTCAATCTGCCGCAGGTCTTGGCGTCAGCGCATCCGCCGCAACCGCCATCAGTGGCGCGCTTACCTACGGCATATCCGCTTTGGGGATGTTTTGGGAAAGCAAAGAGTCAAACGTTCCTCTTTTGGCCAACGTCGTAGGCGGAGCTGTTCCAGGTAGCATGCTCAACTACATGAGTCGCGATTCTGCTAATCCAGGCGTAGCTGTGGCATCCATGTTGTCGTGGCCTGTTATGGTCGGAAACCTGATACACACAGCGGCAAGCAAAGGCGAGCCGTCGCGGCTGTTCCCTGCGGCGCGGCGTGTTAAAGAAGCATTGTCCAGTGATGATCGCGGCGGAAAACTAGCGCAGCAGATTATGTATAGCACCGCTTCAAAGCTCTACGGAAGCCGTATGGGGGCAGCAGAACAATCGGACGACGGCAAAGCGCGTTCTGACTTCCGTAAGCGCCTACTTGCAGGCGACGAAGACGGCGCACAAGCCGTCTTGAGTAGCTACCTACCTACGCTTAGCGAAGCCGACAAAAAGAAGTTCTTGGGTAGGCTTCCCTATGTAAGCACTTTCGGAACTAAGCGCATGGACGCGATCCTTGAAGCGATGCCGTTAAAGGCGCGTCGCTACATCATGCGCCATGATAGCGACGCTAAACGTATTGTAGAACAATTCACACGTGAGGAGTGATCTCAACGTAGGTCGCCAACGGGCCTACGTCGATACGGAAACTTCCTGACCGCACAAGCGAGTCATTCGACAACGCGCCTGCGTCTTGCAACGCATCGAAAACGGCAGCAATCGCGTTGTCCAGGTCCGGCTTACACTTGCCGGTCGTAGTAGTCCACCGCACGCTAATACACACGGGTTCGTTCCATTGGTAGTGCGGAACCGTGGCACGCCACATCGCCACGAACTTCTTGCGCCAGTCTTGGTAGCGTTTCGGCATGTACGTTCCCCGTGCTGTGACACGGGGGCGGGCTTTGGCACAGGGTTCAAGGTTGGGTAGTTGGATTTTCATGTCGGCGGCGGATTCTTCTCATAGTAGGATTTTGCAAAACTATACGCGCATTCTGTGGTGCAGAAAGAAACGCCCATGCGAGTGCGTATCCTATCTTCTTTTACTAACGGCACACCGCAACACGCGCAATCGTCTTTTGGCATGCTTGAGAGCTGCTTACGTGCGTTTTCAATATACTCGGCATGCAGATCAACAGCAACTACCGCAGGCGCTGGCGGGGGTGCTGGCTTCTTTAGCCGTGTCTTTTTTATTAGCGCCCTTCGCTCGTCCTCTAGCCGTTTAGCTTCTGCCCAACGCTCTTCGTCTCGCTTGCGCTCTAGCCAGCTATCGTGTAGCTGTTGCGCGTCGGCCATCTCTTTGCGCCACTTTTCTTGACGCTCTTCATATCTTCCTGACGCACATAGTACTTCATCGGTAAAATCGTACAGAACCCCTGTTGCGCAGGGGTTCCATATTCCACGAACTTTAATGTACGCGCCCATCTGTTTTCTCTAGTTTGATTATTCGGGCACACAGCTCATGCAGTTGTTCTTGCAAAAACTCGTTTTCTTTTTCTAGGTGTTCTATTTTACTCCATTGTAAGTCATTAGTTTCTTCTAATTCTACAACGGCTTCTTCAATAAGTTCACGCGCCTCATCCTCGGTTATGTACCCTTCTTCCGTAAGATAATCGTACATCTCGTCTGTGTTTAAGCTCACGGTTTTTCTCCTTTTTTCCACTCTTCGCCTTCTTCTGCTTCTTTGTGCTGCTTGATCCGTTCGGCCATTTCCGAAGCGGTCCACGTCGCAACAACTACAGTCCTTTCGGTATACCAGTATTTCTCTCGAAGCACGTCACTGCGGCCAACAGCGTGCAAAAGAACGCTCGGAAGCATGCGCTTTATGGGGAACCCCACGTAATTTAACAGCTTTATACTATCAAAGTAGTCCATAAACACGGCGGTGCGTATGCACGACCCGTCAGAAAGTAGTGTTTCTGCGTAATGTTTTTCACGGGTTAAAATGTGATCTACGGGGCGTTCGTAGCTAGACTCTACAGGCGGTTTTAAAAACGCAGGGATCTCTTTTAATTCGTCAAACCATGTTGCTTTTTTGACAAGTTCATCGTGTATAGCAACAAAATCTTTGTGTTCTTCCTCTATTGCGTCACTAGGTAGCGCATAAGCGTCGTCTACTAGTTTGATAATGTACTGCATTTTATTAGGCTTTTTATCGCCGTCTTTTTGGATTTCGGTCATGCTAAGCGTCCTTTTTCTCGCGTTTAGCGATCTCTCGTTGAATGTACCAAACAGCCTTCTTCAAATCCTCAATCGCGTCATTCTTCAAATCAGCACGCCAGACGTATTTAACCGCGTTGCCGAGATTAAAGCCCATGTGCTCCGTGATTTGAATGCACTCGATGCCTGTGCCGCAATCGCATTTAGCTGGATGTGATGTGTAGTGTAAAGGGTGATTAACTGCGTCGTGCATTTATCCGTCCTTTTTGTAGCATTCAGCAATCCAGCCAGCGCCACTGACAGGCAGACCTTCTGCCCATTCCGGAAGCTGGAGAATGATGCGTTGAAACTCGTCAAAGTGTGAAGCGTCGGGCATCTCGGCTACGATCTCGTCGTAAATACGAAGGATCACCTTAAACCCCGCCGCTTCCAGGTTGTTGCAAGCATAGCGTAGCAGGCAGCCAGAAGTACCCTGCACAATGTGGTTCGTAAGCACCCCGCCATGAGTGCTGATCTTGCGCCACACCTTACCGGGGCCGTCTTCGCACATGTAGTGCAGTTGGCGCTTAGGACCATACTCAGGATGCACAACGGTTTCCATGGTGGCATAGGGGTAGGTGATTTTGCGACCAGAAGCGAGACGGCATTGCAAGTGCAAGCCGTCGAATCGGTACGCTGCTTTGCCTATGCTGTATACGGAACCTGGATTGTCAACGGCCTTCTCTGCGGCCTTCTCGGTATTGTGCCAGAACGCCACGTTTTCACGGTGCGTTGCACGGTATCCGTCAATGATGAACTGTGCTTCTGCATCAGCTAGGACGAGTGCGTACACGTCCTTTGCTTGCGTTTGAAGCGTTTTCCATCCGGTACGGTACGCAGCAGCGAGCTTGCCTACCTTACCAAGCTGGCGTTGATCGCCGGATACCGCATCTGGTTCAATGCCCCATGCCTTGCCAGCGAACACCTTGTACAGATCCGGCCCCTGCTTTGCGTCGTACTTGCGCCACGCCTCTAGCTCCCACTCCTGGCCCGAATACCACGCCAACACACGCGGCTCGATACTCGCATAGTCGCACTGATACAGGACGCCTTGCTTAGGTGCGATGCAACCGCGCAGACACGCAACAACCGCGCCCAGCGGATCAAACAGCACCGGAACCGGTCCGCTCTTCCCGAGGTGATACTTTGCCGCCTCAAAGAAGCCTTCCCAATCATCCGCCTTAGCACACGCAATCAGCTTCGGCACATCGAACTTCGCACCGCGTGGCAAGTTCATCAGGTTAATGCCAAGGCTCGTATCGCGGCCCGACTGTGCGCCGTTAAACCGGTGTGCATCCCGTACGCGGTGATCCACAACAGATGCGTAGTTCTTGAACTTCGGCAGCTTCGCCACGGCGGTACGGCCCAACGCTTGCCGTGCTTCTAGCAGCTCGCGCGTCTTCGGATCAACGTCAGCACGCGCTAGAACTTCCTTGACGTACGCCTTAGCCACGCTTGGCAAGTCAAGATACTTTGACACTTTGGTGTGGTTGTTCTTGAGCACGTACCCATCAAGGGCTCCGTCAGTACGCTCGCTGACGGCAGAACCGATGACCTTCTCGCCACGCTCGACCATCTTCTGAAGCGAGGTGACCAGCTCCATGTCGATAGGGATTCCGCGCAGGTTCGTAATCCACGTTGTGCGCCAGAACGCCAGATCGTCACCCGTCAGATCCGGCAACGCTGCATCAATCGCCATCTCGGCTTCCACATCCTGGCGGCAGTAGTCCATATAACGGGCATACTCAGATTCGAGTTCCGGCGTCATCTCGCGCAACTGCCCCTTCAGTTTGCCTGCCGTAGCGGGCATGCTGAACAGCTTCATGAGCCGGTCGCCTTCTTTATCCTTCTGTATCGGTAGGTTCAACGCCGCACCGCACTTGCCGAGAGACGCGGGCACTGAGAACGCACACGCTTTTGCCATCGTGTCAAAGAACCGCAGCAGCGGAATGTCCAGCTTAAGCACGTTCGTAATCAGGGCGTACTCAAAGCCGACATTCCAAGCGTGGATCTCGTCCGCATCTTGCAGCATGATCTTGACGACGTTTAACACATCCGGCTGGCGGCAATCAAAGCACGTAGCCTTCCCCCCCTCAGCCGAAATAGCGCACATCAGCACGACCGTGCTTTCATGCAGCGAATAGTTCCAGGCACCGACTTCGGACAGGTCGGCTAAGCTGCGGGTTTCCAGGTCGATACTGAGTTTCATCCACCGCTCGTCAAAAAGGCTATAGTGTTTCCGTGTAGGTATATGCGTACAACTTGCTGCGTCTTGCGGTATTCGTAGCCGTCCTCGTCCGCACTCTTGGTGTATTCGATGACTAGCGGATCTTCTGGCCTGAAGTGGCTGAGAAGGGCTTGCAAATCGGCAACGGTTGCTTTGTTCATGTGGGCGGCTCCCAATTAGAGGTGTGTCCTTCTTCAATCTTTTCGTAGATCGTAAACCATCCGTCGCCCATGTAGGTAGCGCGAGGCGATTCCATTAAACTATTGAAGGTTTCTTCATAGCTCTCAAAGATTCCTTGTGATGCCTTGTACTGATTTATAAAGCTGAAAGTAGTTTGTATCACTTTTCCATCTCCAACAGTTTGACAACCCCGTCCAGTATCTCCGCATCGGGAGTCTTGACGAAGCGTGCGTATTTTATGTAGGTTGCGATGCGGTCACGCAGAGCAATAGCCTTATCGCGATTGTGATACCGCACTTTGTCACGGCGAGCCGCAAGCCCGGCGCTAAAGCCTTCATCGTATTGGTAGTTTGAGTGCTGCATGATCAGGAATAACTGGCTCCACAACCTTGTGGTTTGTGACTAAAGCCTTCTATTGTTATTGTTCATACTCCGTAATTGCTTCTAGCATGTTATAAAGCGCATCTTCAACCGTTTTTCCTTCACGCACCCACAACCTTTCTTTGTATACTATTCTACACTCTACGCACCAGTCCGACCAGATGTTTACTACACAGTCAGGCGAAAAAATCTTCTGCCCAAAGCATGCTGGGTGTTTTAAAAGCGCCTGTTTTTGCATATTCGTATTCATAGTGTTGTATCCTTTTAATTAGAACGGACAGTCATCGGGGATAACGGGCTCCACAACCTTACGTGGTGGCGCAACCTTACGCGGTGGCGCAATCGGCTTCACCTCGTCTAGCTTCACAGCAACCACTTCGCTCGCACTTCGCACGGCCCAACCCTGCTTGGTGATCGTTTCCTCAGATACAAGCTTGTTCTTAATCGCTTGAGCGGGTGACATCGGCTTGCTCTCATACAGGAAAGCAGGCAGATCTGCGTCGTCTACCCATGCCAGTGCCTTAGCGCGACCTTCGCCCTTAGTGTAGCCCGGTAATTCGTCAGAGCGTGCCAGCTCGTTAGCGCGTTCGGCAATCGCTTCGGCAAACTTCTTTAAGGTGCTGACGTGTGGCAGCAGCTTAGCCACAATCTCAGGCGGGGCTTCGTGAGTACGATCTACCATAGCGGTAAACCAGATGATAGCTTGTTCAGTGTTCATGTTCGCTCCTCTTGTGTGGTAAACTTAGCGGACTTGTAGCGTTTAACTACTCGGCCTGATTCATTCTTCTTGGTAAATACGTACACTTTTCCGCTTTGCTGTAGGTCCGCTATTATCGACTCGCGTTTGTTTCGCTCAATGCTTTGTGCATGTCGAGTGAAGTCGCTTTGAGAAACCCCTGTCTGTTCGTAGCTCTCAATGATGGTCAATATCTTTCGCGCTAGTTCATCATGTGGTGATGCAATACGGTTCTTTAAACAGTGAAGTAAGCATGCGTTGCTGAACTCGGCTATCTCACAACCCCATTCTACAGCTTCGGGGGTGACAACGGGGTTTTCGGGGTCAAGCGTCCATGCATAGATGAGCGTAAATTTGTTCGCCCGCTCCAAGGTACGCGCTGCAAGTGTGGCCCGCATCACGTCCTTACTACGTAGTTCCATCTTGATGCTGTTGTAGTGGATTATCTTATTTCGATATAGCGCCAGTGCTTCCGGTGTTGCAGCAATCTCAGCCGGTCCCGGCTTTCCTCCGTGCGCTCCGTTCATCAACGGGTTAGTTGCTTTCTCGCGTGCTGACTTCAAGGCTTCGATCAGATCCTCAGGCGGAGCTGCACGAAGAACGTCAATCTGTTGCTCGGGGAGGTCTTCACCTAGGAATACCGTGAAACGATTGAAAAACCCGTTGTCGGCCATGCGCTCATTGAACGCACCAAGGAATATCTTCGGCTGCGTGCATGCAAAGATACACGGGTACGGCTGTTCGATGCGTTGTGGTGTTACCCCCTTTAGAGCACGACCGTTGAACGCCTTGCATGATGACAGCTGCAACAGGTAGGAAACGATGTTACAGACGTATGTAGGAGCCTGCGCCTTGTTCAAGTTTTCAAAAAGAATACCTATCTCGTCGATAGGCCACACGATGTCTGGATGCTGGGTGATTTGGTCGAGCATACCCACATCGGAGCCTAGGTTTGCAGCGCCTATAAGGTCGTCCCATCCAGCTGCACGTAGGACCTCCTCAATAGAGTGAAGCGGAGCATCCTTACCTGACCCCGAGGATGCCATTCCAAGCCCGTAGATATTCGCATGCGTAAACTTCCACGTCGGACGACGCCCCATAACGCAACCGATTCCTACGCACGCAGCAAGCAAAGTCAATTCAGGTTGACGACACTCAGCGTTGCCCAGAACCCAATCGACCCACGCGGCAATCATTGGGGTGGGGCGCAACTGCCTATCGTTCAGCCTGGGGCAGCTTTCGTCAGCGTGCCGGTCGGGCTCGTCCTTATGCACAATCTTACGCGCCATGAAATTGGCGACCATCACGGCCCGCTCTTCGCCTCGTGCGAGTCGCATATCGAACGATTCGCTGGCTTCTTTTTCCGCGTACGATTTGGCGATTCCACGCAACTCGTCATCGGTGACCGTCTCGGGGTTTTCGCAGCGATCGGCACGCACGCCCTGCAACCCAAGGAAGATGCCTTCTTCACCCAACCCCAGGTTACGCAACGAGCCCGCAGCCGAGCATAGCAGCGCATGCCGCTGACCCTCGGGGAATGATGCCGTTTCTGTGGCCTTGATGCTTACGGGAGCGGCCTTAGCCCATGCTTCCATGAACCAATCGGGAGCCATTGGAACATCGGTCAGCGATCCAAGCGGGCTTATCCACTCGTACCCTTCCGATGGAGGTATGTGAACGCTCGCTTTGAATTTAACTTCCAGGGCGTCACCGATCCACACGCCGCCCTTGAGCGTGCAGTCGTGAGGTACGCGCATCCAGACGTGGCGACCGCCGTTGAAAGTCTTGGCACTAGGGAAACCCTCTAGCGACTGAAACTTTTCGATCAGTTCGGCTTCCCCGTCCAGGCCCTTCTTCATCTCAATATCAAGCACGACGTGGAACGTAGGCTTGATCGCCCAATCACACGACGGCCACTTGCGATGCCACTCAGCGACTTCTTCCGGTGTTGGCAGTGTTCCGAGATACCCCTTCACCATCGGCTGGCGGCTTGAGGAAGCACGCTTTGACCACGGGATGAGGTGCCAGCCCTTCTGTGCAAGTTCAATGGGGGTCAAGTGAAGCTCCGGCCCAACACCTTGGGGAACTTGGACGATTCCGGTGTGGTCTGGAAGCGTATGCGTGTGGGTTTCGGAATGCAAGCCAGGAACTGAACGCACGCCATAGCGGTAGTAAGCCGAATCTCGCTTCCTGCGGTAATTCCGTACAATCCATCATCACGAACGACAATCTGCTTTCCGTCGGCGTTTTCCAATGGCGTATCACGAAACCACTGCTTGGCTTTGTGTCGTGCCCAGGTATGCGCCTTTTCGTCAACCGACAGCCACTCGCTGATCTTGGTTGATGCACACATGTAGTTGACGCACAGCGTCGGCGCTTTGCTCGGATCTTTGGATGAATGCACGCGAATCGTCATAGCATCTACCGGAATTTCGCGTATTTCAGAGTTAGATAGGGGGCTGTCGTACGCAGCAACGGTGTCGTGTTTGGCAATCTCCGGTGGCGGGAACTCAAACTCGCAGCAAGGACATAGCCGAACACCGGCTGCGACGATCTCTTGGCACTTGGGGCATGTCTTGGTAGGCGCAACGCCTTCCTTATCGGATTTCTTCTTGTTCTTGATGCGCTCGTTCAACGTGTCGATAGGGCCGTGCCGTGCGATGTTACCCGCTAGGTCGAGCACCATCGCGTTAATTTTTCCTTCAGCACGGCGAAGCCCGCGTCCGATCTGCTGGTAGTAGAGGCCGCAACTCTTTGTTGGACGCATCAAGGCCAGCAGATCAACATGAGGGGCGTCAAAACCAACGCTTAGGACGTTGACGTTTACCAACGCCTTAAGCTCTTTATTGCGATACGCCGCGATCAATCGCGCACGTTCGGCCTTGTCCATGTTTCCCTCAATAACCGGAGCTTCTACGCCGTGCGTCTTTAGCGCGGCACTGATCAGGTTAGCGTGCTTGATGCCCGACGCGAATACCAGCCACGCCTTGCGGTCTTGTCCATAGCGCACGATCTCGGCGCATGCCTTGGCGACGGTGTCCTCGTCGGACATGATCGCTTCCAGTTCGCTCGCCACGAAGTCTCCCTGACGTACGTGAACGCCAGTCAGGTCGGGAGCGCCGCCGTCCTTTGATACCAACTGCGATAGGTACCCTTCGTGGACCAGCTCTTTGATTCCGATGTCGTATACCATATCTGAAAACGGTTGCTTATCACCATACACCAAGCCCGACCCCATGCGATACGGCGTGGCCGTGAAACCTGCAATACGAATCTTCGGGTTAACGATAGCGGCTTCTTTGATGAACGTACGATATTGCCCTTCGCCAGTAAGGGGCATCCGGTCGCATTCGTCCACCACCAGCAACCTAATAGCTCCGAAATCGCACGCCTTGTTTGCAATCGATTGGATCTGGCAAAAGGTCACGGAGCCGATCTTGCGCGATCCAAGCGAAGCCGAATAAACCGCAGGCTTTGTCCCGCTGATCGCTTCGTAGGTCTTGGAAAGCTGTTCGACCAGCTCTTGCGTGTGAACGGCAATAACGATCTTAGAAAATGGATCTTTAAGATGAACGCGATGCACCGACGTTGCGATGGTCGGTCCTTTCCCGCTGCCGGTTGGCATGCACACCAAAGGCCGCGCCATGCCGTCATTCAATGCTCCGCGCAAAGCGTCGATAGCTGCTTCTTGATAGGGTCTTAGCTTCATGTTTCTCAAGGTGTCCGTGAGTAGGAGATAAAAGGTTTTTAAACAGGCTTTTCCATAGTGGTAAACCTGTGGCCGCAAATTTTACATTTAAGTCGTCTCCACGTTCCGTGCGCTCCTGCTTTTCGCGTGTCGTAGACCTTTGTTGGCCCTTTGCACTTGGTACAGGATAGGCTCATTTATTCACCCCATTCCGTTCCATATCCGCAATCGCCCCACGCAACATAGCTGCAAGCGGCTCGACCCTCTCAGGCCGGTACCTCCCGACGACATAAGGCCATTGCCAGATGCGCGCCTCGATCAGACGTCCCGCGTTACCAACGTCCCAGCCAAGCCCCTTCACTTCCAGATCCGCAATAATCGCATCAGCCTCCTTCTTTTTAAAAATCACATCGCAGCCATCAGTACGGACCCTACGATCGCATTCAGCATCGGTATTTCCGCAATACCCCCCGGAATCTTTCATGTAAAAAACACAGGCGGTGCATGGTGTTTTATCTGAACTAGCCAGAATTTTTATAGGCGTTGCGTAAAGTCCCTCCGGTGCCTCATCAGGATCGACCTGCCGCACAGGCACAGGATTCATGATAGATTCAGGCTCACTCATTTGATTTCTTTCGTTTCGGCATAAAGGAACTGCCATTTCTTAAACGCAGCGGAAATTTCCGTTTCAATCTCAAATCTCGCATTTATCAGCCTAGACAAAGAAGTCTTTGAATCACACAACTTTGATTCTAGCGCGTCGATTTGAGCGACCATAATCTTAAGGTCTGCAACTATCTCAGCAGGGGAAGCATACACCTCTTGCAGGACGTACTTTTTGCAGGCGACCCCACGAAGTCTGTCGGTAGAATTCATTTTGTGGTAAAAGTCGCCGGTCTTCATTTGATTCTCTCTTTAATTACGCGCACAAGCGCACGAATTCCTAAGATCAGACCATAGACCAGCGCAACAAGCGTAGCCATGACAAGAACGGCGATTGGATTTTGTGGGATCATGGGGTGCCCGATAGTAAGTGATAACGCACGTCGTTAGGGGTTACAGGAACCGTCGAACATAACTGTTCGGAAATAAACTGAGGGGTCACGTGCAGACCAACGACCACCCTCTTGCATGGCTTCAGATCCTCGTGATGTACCCACTGCAATGGGCGCACATCCGCATCCGCCAAGAGAGCAAAGGGGAACTCTAGAACCCAATTGCGCCACGCGTGGTGATCGTAATCTGCGATAATGATGGGAAATGGATAGGTCATAGCTTCACCCCAATCGCGACGACAACTGACTTCCCGCACGAGGGGCAAAATTTAACCCCGTTTTGCTCAACGTTTCCTCCATCAAAATTCCACCGTACGCCACATGTGCCGTCGTAAGCGCCGTCTTCGTCTTCTGTCCAGGTGCATTTTTCAGTTACCTCGACCACCGGGGCAGGCGTGGGGCGAGTATTCCAAACTTTTAATGCGGCTGCTGGCGTCTGCGGCTTAGGTTGATTGATGACTCTCGTCTCGGTACCGCAGTCTGTGCAGTATGCAACACACCCAGCGTAGTCATCGGGATCATACGTATCGATGAAATTGCCACTACAAAACGGGCAAGGGAGATGATTGTTTAATTTTGTATCGTCGCTCACGGTTTGCTCGCTTTCAATGTGGAGCTTTCTCTTTTTTGACCAACTCAGCGCGTCAATTTCGGCTAGCTCAAAATCTTCACTTTGATAAACCGCGTGATCGGTCGGTGTGGGGTTGTCGTTATTGGTCATGGGATACTCGAATCATTAGAGAGCGGCGCCGCTCAGGTCGGCGTCGCTCAGGTTGGCGCCGCTCAGGTCGGCGCCGAGCAGGTTGGCGTCGCTCAGGTCGGCGTCGCGCAGATTGACGCCGCGCAGGTTGGCGCCGCTCAGGTTGGCGTCGCGCAGGTTGACGCCGCTCATGTCGGCGTCGCGCAGATTGACGCCGCGCAGGTTGGCGCCGCGCAGGTCGGCGCCGATCAGGT